CCAGGAGCACCGAGAGCTCCACCGGCAGTGCCGATTGCCTGAATAAAATCTTCAGCGCGTTTTCTAGCTCCTGCCTTTTTCTTTGCCATGATTGAATAAAAAATATGGGGGCAGTTTTACTACCCCCTTATTCTAAAACTAATTAAGTTTCAGTATCACTCCATAACCAGGAGCTTATCCCGGAAGATCTGAGGATTCTGCTGTGCAGAGTTCAGATAGCGCCAAGCGTTCTGGGGATCGCGGTCGGCTACATTGCCGAAGTTGTTCCAGAAGTCACCTGAATTGGCGGGCTGCTGGGGCTGAGGGGGGACGGGCATTGAGGGACGCTCTGGGGCCACAGCTTGCTGCTGCAGTTGCTGTCCAACCTGCATACCTTGGGGATAAGCAGGAGCTTCGTCCACGACGGGATGAGGGCCGTTCTCGCCGAAGAACTCACAGGTATAGTCAGCGAGGATATCGGGATCAGTCAGGATTGCTTCATAAGCCTTATGCTCATTCGACAGATCCTCAAGCAGGTTCACTGCCTCGTTAAGCTGCGCATTGGTGGTGATCAGCGCGTCCTCAATCTGGCAGGCATAAGTGTTAAGAACCTGTGGTGCATCCGCACCGAAGTGGTTAAGAACTTCAACGCTTTCGTCGCTGACTCCGTACGCCGCCAGTTGCTCCGGAGTTATCTCCAGAGAAGTTTGGGAATAACCGTTGGAGGATGCCTGGTTGTTGTTGATCGAAGGCGTAGAAGTCTGCATCCCCAAATTGCTGTATTGGGGACCCTGTTGGGAAGGGTAGCTGGCCGGATCGATTGTTTGGCTCTGAGTCGACTGTTGACCCAGGGACGGGAATTGGACTGGAGAACTCAGGAGCCCCACCACCCTGTTGAACGCCTCCTTGTACGGATTGTCCGTCTGTTGGGGTGCCTGGTACTGCTGGGGTGCGTACTGAGTAGGGGTTGAGGCCTGCGGCTGGGCCGCCATCTGGGCCTGCATTTGCGGGGCTGGGGCCGTCACCTGCTGGTAAGGCGCCACCCACTGCTGGGTCGTTGCCACCGATGGAGCCTGCGCTGCCGTCTGAGCTGGAGCCGCGTAGCTGCTCGGTTGGGTCGGGGATACTTGGGGTGCTGACTGGGTCGGCATTGCGGTATCGGCCTGCATAAGTTACCTCTTTTTGTAGGCTTTCGAGTGTGCGGTAAAGGAAGGGGGTGAGATCTAATCTCGGATCCGCAGACATCGGAAGATTCGGTTGCTGCGGATGTGGTGTCCGCATTTCTTGATTGATTAGATCAATAAACGCGGAATAAGCCCTCTGTACTTCCCCTACCACCCGGAATGGGAAACCCGAGAGCATGCTCGCAATTTCGTCATCCGTTTTAGAAGGGAATAGATACTTCAGTGCTTCAATGCTATCAACACCTAACTCTTGCAAGTTTCTGGTGAAGATAGACTGGTTGAGTTTATCCTGTGTTGTATCTTCATACACAGGCCCTAACCAACGCCATTCGACAGTTCTATCACCGTCTGGCGCAAGACCAAGAACACCCGGTGGGATCTCCCTGGTCTCAGCAGCTTCTGCAATCGCTGCTTCTAATTTTTGTTCGTATTTAGCTTTTGCCTTGTCGTACTTTGCCAGTGCCTTTTCATCAGGATCTTCTGGTAAAACAGGGAACTTGATGTTAAGTTCGTACGCCAGTGATTTACGGAAGATTTGTTCCTCTTGGAAAATAATCAGCTCTAAGCAGCGGCAGATGCCATAGGTATACAGCTGCAAAGCTTTCTTTTTGGCAGTAGCGCTGACGCGACCATAGGCAGATTTGTATTCCGTAGCAGTCACATTAGTGATGCTCAGGTCATCGATGCCTCCAAGTGCGAGACGGATCTCACTACGCATTTGCTCGGCATAACGTGCCTGATCGGTGCTGACCGCATTAGGCGTAATGAAACCAACTCGATCAGTGGGTTCGAGGTTTGCAATAACACGTGGGACGCGCATACCTGAACCAGGCTTACCGATATATCCAGGCTGCTGCCGGCTTACAGGATCCTGCTTGTAAGTAGAGCTACTTAGATTGAATTCAGATTGAAAACCCGATTGACTTGAGATGCTAGGACGCTGCCCAGGATCATTTTGATCGTATTCAATAATGTCATTCTTCGGACGAGATGAAAGCAGGGTTGGATTTCCAAAGAAGGAAAGGTTTGCCCGGATGTTTTTGACCATCTCATCGTGAGCAATGATCTGATTCGCCATCCAATCAAACTCACCACTACCTTCAGTTCCAAAGGCATCAGGGTTGTTCAGGACTTCCACGCATGGAATAAACTCCATGGTGTTTTCGACTACCGTCTTATTACTGAACGGCAGGTCCTCCATCGGATTGTCAAAATCGATCTCCCGCTCGCTGTGAGATTCTTCAATGGTTTCCGCAGTAATACGGAGACGCATGTATCTTTTATCGGTGTCTAGACCAACTCCTTTAAATCCTTTTGAAGATCGGACCTTGTAAGGATAAATGATGATGACTTCTTCAAGATCGCCTTCAGGTGAGTAATAGGTTCGATACGAGTCTTTGTCAAACCAATAAATACGATAGGTTTTCTGTGTCGGACGGATATAAAAAAGGCCTTTGCCGTATGCAAGAAAACGATCCCAAATTGAATCTAAACGTGCATCTAATCTATTGAATTTAATTACTTGTTGAATGAAGTCATAACGTTGCGTACCCAAGTTATCTTGCAACGGGTAGAACTCCACACCCTGCCTGATCCCAAACATCTTCATTTGGGACAAGTGTGCGCTCACCAGCATGGTGTCCGCAGGGCCTTCACTGTTGCGTGAGACTACCGATTTGAGGATAGCCTCAAGCTGTGATTTAGCACTATCGCCCATTCTGTTAAAGAGGTCTACTGATCAATATCGTAACCAGCTTCTACACGTTTGAACGTAATTACACCATCTTCAGCTTCTACATCGAATCGTTCGTTCGGCTGCAGGGCTAGGTCGTGGCACAATTCGTCCGGTAGAGGAAGAATCGCAGAACCGTAAGCATCTTGCTCAAGCTCTACTTTAAAGTAGCTGGGAGACATCGCGGTGAATATCTATAGTTTAAATCGTCAATACTCTAACTCTAGTTTTCCTCTGGTCATAAGACCATTGCAAAGCCAGACAAGTGCATCGACGCAGTCATCATGGGAGCTAACTCCAAAGTTCACAATTTCATCAGTCAACGCTTGGAACTTGCGATATTTGTTAAAGACTATTTTCCGTTGCTCGAACATGCCCATGATTCCACGAAATCTAGCAACTTTATCTCCTCTGAAACCTTTGACCGGATGCCAGTGCATGTTGTAGAGCCCATGCTCTCCTAAACAGATTCGCTTGAAATCAGCTTCCAAAGATGCCTGGTACGCCACTGCTTCTGACCAAATTTCAATACCGCTGCCAGTGGGGAAGTACTGGTCGTTATCTTTACTTATGACACCCCATTCTTCCATCATCTCCATTAATGCTTCGAGCTTTTCAAGGTTACCCATGATACGAAGTCTCTTGCAATCAATGATGTGAATCTTCCCTCCCACGCGCCCTCCCATCACGAAGACCGTGTAGTCGTTCCGTTCACGAACGCCCGCTGATAAATCAACCCCGACCCCTAAGGTTTCGAATTGCATGTCGATGGTTCCCTTGATAATTAGATCAGGGGACAACGAAAGCTCACTGGTTTGGACGACCTGATTTTGATACTGAAAGCTAAAGGCAACAGGGGCCTGGCGGCGTCGGTCACGTAGGTAATCGAGCGACCACATGTCCGGCCAATAGGAGATCTCATCTCCGTTGTCATCGACCGTGATAGCAGACTGGATGATCTGCACCCAATCATTGGCAGGGATGAACGTGGAGTTATGAATGTCGTCATGGCGGAAACGGGTGCCTAAACAGATCGCCCTGCCACCTTCAAACATGGTCGGAACAATAACTGAGTTCCAGTTATCTTCCATCGCCTGACGGATGTCACGGTTCTTGATATCATCCGCACTCTTGATGGCGTCATCAATGATGCAGAGGTGTGAACGTTTGGAGGTCACAGCACCTTTGAGACCTGCACAACAAACAGTAAACTCCTCTTCACCCGTTGACTTGATACCTGCAAACTTCCAATCAATACTCCAGTACTCATTAGAGTTGATGCCTTTTGCAATCTTTACGGTAGGAAAGATCTCTTTGTATGTTTTACTTTCCTCGATGATCCTTTTGATTGCTGCACTCTTAGGCCGCGCCACATCGACCGTATAGGAGATGTAGAGGATCTTCAAAGGTTTCTTCGCCAGTGCATGGATGCCGATGGACCAGGCGGTATAAAGACCTAGGATCGTGGACTTGGCGCTACCCCGTGGTGCAAGGATGTCGATGTTGGGGCCACCGATTCCGATTAAGCATTCAGAGTCCTCCCCGGTGCACAGGTACTTATGCCATTCCAAGTGATGGGCGGCAGGTGGTTTATCACCTACTACCTCACAGAAATATGCAAAATCTGTCCTTGCTTTTTCTACATCAATCGACGACGTTTTCTTAACGACACGTTGCTGTGCAGCAGCCCGTGCAGTCCGTCGATATACGCTATAAATACTTGTTCCTGCCATGCTGAAAGCATAGCGCAGTAATTATTACTTAAGGTTGCTTTCTATGTATCCATTTAAAAAAGCAGCGCCGTCTCCGTTCAACTGAGGCATTGCTTCTTCTGGATTATCTAAGAAAAACTGAACACGCTCTTCTGGTAATCCAAACTTCTGACGCGGCTTACCTCTGCAGGGATCTTCAGGGCCAGTGCCCCCAGAACCTGCATTCCGCATTACACACTCTTCGTAAGTCTCCTCGCGGACATTACTGAAGTCGTAGCTCGACGTAGGCAGCGATACATTTAGTTCTTTAAGCATTACTAGCGTCCACCAAGGCGGTCTTGGATGAATTGACCTAAGAACATACCGGCCAACTTACCGAGCTCCTGTTCCACACTGGGTTGGTTCCCCATAATGGCGCCAGGTCCATAACGCTCGAAATCAGGATCGATTTTGGGTAATTGTCTTGGGATCCTTGGGTAACGTTCAAATTCAGGAACCCCTGGAAAATCATCAAAAATCCCTGGAATACCGCGTCTTGGCATTCCTTCAGGATAATGAGGTAATGTTCGGAAGTCTGGGTATCTACGAGGAATCTCGTCCATCTCTATGGATGGTCCGCGCTTCGGTCCTCCCAAAACAATCGGATTACAAGGGGGTCCGCCTGGAGTATCACAACGCGCTACTAACATATAAAAACCAACTAAGTTAAAACAATTTTATCAAGACTCTTCTTGCAAGATCTTTGTCCACACGCCCATCGATGCCTCCTGGAGAGGGCCTTCGATCGGGTCATCACGGAAGATAGTCATCATCTCACGCAGTGCTCGGTCTGCACCAGCAAGAATCAAACCCTGCTTATCCATCAACACCTTCTCATCCTGAAGCTGTTTGATCGCACCACGCAGTTCTTTCTGCAGCATGGCAATACGAGCTGTGCCCATATCCTGCTTGACCATGCCCATATCGATCGCATCGCGCAGCTTCGAGATGTCCTGCGTCATTGCATCGATCTCCATCTCCAAGACAGCAGCAAAGTTCCGCTTCTTGTAAGTCTCTTGAGACCAAGTATCACAATCCACGATAGAACCCTGAAAGCCAAGAAACCTCGCATACAGGTACATCTGTATCGGGCTAGTTGACTTTTTGCAGAAAGCTAAGAAGGATTCACGGTCTTTATCAGTTAATTCGTGAATCCATTCCGTCATGCTCTTGCCTGGCGTTGCGCCTGCTCGTAATCCCTGTTCTCTTTATAGCGACGGAACTGCTCACGTTGCAACTCAGTTGCCCGAGTTTCTTCACCCGTGGTACGAACAGTTTGCCGTTGTTCAGTACCAGTGGTCTTGATTCCGGCGCGTTGCTCTTCACCTTCAACCCGACGTGTGGAGCGCGTCTGGCCACCTTCTTCCTTGCGGACAGTAACAGTGCCTTTGGTCTGCTCTTGAATGCCAAGACGCTGTTGTCTCCCTTCTTCTTTACGGGTCTCTCGGGTCTGTTCGCCAGTGGTGACGATAGCCTTCCGCTGCTCTTGGCCTTCGACTAGGCGAGTGGCTCGCGTCTGTTTACCCGTTTCACCAATCTTACGTATATCCACTTCGCCTTGTGCCGCGATGTTTTTACGAGTCTGTACACCTTGAGCACCGATGTTCAAGCGAGTTTGAACACCCTGTGCGCCAATGTTGGCTCGTGTTTGTGCACCCTGAGCAGCAATATTAAAGCGTGTCTCGGCACCTTGAGCCTGGATACCGCGTATGTTCTGTTTTTGGAAGAATGCAGCGTTTGTTTGGTCTAACTGCGCACCAA